TTTGTTAATGTCTGCTACGATTATTGATCCTGCTAATTTTGCCAAAACATTGGGAATTGAAAAGTATCAATATATTGAAGTAGATTCTACTTTTGATCCTAAAAATGCTCCTATTCATGTTTCTACAGCACATAAACTAAATTACAAAAATCTTAAAGAGAAGCTTCCAATATTAAAAGATAATATCTTGAAGATTTGTAATTTTCATAAAAATGTCAAGGGTGTAATCCATACTCATACTATGGAAATTACTCAATATTTGAAAGATAATATTGATGATCCTAGATTTTTGTTCAGATTAGATGGTACAAACAACGAGCAAATTATTAGGCAACATATAGAATCCACAGGACCAACAGTGTTGGTCAGTCCGTCAATGACGTATGGTGTAGATTTGAAAGAAGATTTGGCTAGGTTTCAAATTGTAGCAAAGGCTGCATACATGCCATTAAATGATGAGAGAATCAAAAAGTTATTCAAAGATGATCCAAATTGGTATGTTAATCAGATGCTGAATCATCTAATTCAAGCCTGTGGTAGAGGAGTAAGAACAAAACAGGATAAATGTATAACTTACATTCTAGATGGATCTATATCTGATGCTGTTATTAGGAATGCTAAAAAACTACCAAAATATTTCTTAAAAAGATTTGTATAGGCGGTAAATATAAGTATGTCTAGTTTACAGTCTAAAAAAAGAAAAAAATTCATACCTATATCTGAATCTCTTCTAAGTATGTTAGAAGAGGGGTTTATGTCGAGTAAATTTCCCGGTAGATGTGGTTATGAAAATTGCAAACACGGAGTAAAAATTAATGTTGGGCAGAGAATTTTCTGGAACTCAAGTCCAAAAATAGTAATGCACGAAGATTGCTATAAAGAATATTTGAATAAATCTGGAAATACTGATGTTACACCTACATCAACAGTAGCATCAGCCGCTTCTAAACCCATTTTAAGTAAAAATGGAGATAGATATATTATATCATTTAAATATGATGAAGCGGTAAAAGACATGGTCAAATCAAAAAAATTTATTTTTGATAGGGATAGAAAATATTGGTGGACAGGTGATGCTGCTACAGCAGCAAGATTGATTGAATATGTTCCAGATTCTGATGTAGAATTAAAAAAGGAACTACAACCTTATGTTGATGCTAAAGAAATTAGTAGATCAACTGGTGAAGAACCAAAACCCGAAGGTGCTTCTCCTGATTCTCCCATACCCGCACCAGAAGGATTAAAATATCTACCATTCCAAGAATCAGGTATTAGATTTGCGATGGGTAAAGACAAAGTATTCATTGCAGATGAAATGGGTTTAGGAAAAACTATTCAAGCTATCGGTTACATAAATGTATATGATAGTGATATTCAAAATGTTTTAATTTTGTGTCCTCAGAAATTAAAATACAATTGGAAAAACGAATTAGAAAAATGGTTAATCTCGAAAAGAAAGATAACCGTTGTAGATAATAAAAAGGCATTCCCTGCAAAAATGGGAGGAATTATCATAGTCAATTATGATATAATATATGATTTGAAGAAACAAATTGATGAAATGGGCGAATTTGATTTGGTTATTGCTGATGAAGCTCATTACATGAAGAACAAAACAGCAAAAAGATCTATGGCAATTTTGGGGACACATCCATACGATGCCAGAAAAATGAACCCAAAAGATGTTAAAAAACCTGTTCAAACCAAAAGAGCTTTGTTTTTGACTGGTACACCCATCGACAATAAGCCACAAGATTTGTTTGCATTATTACATTATCTAGATCCAAATAGATGGAATAACTATTTCACGTTTATCACAAAGTATTGTGGTGCAACACAAGGTCGATATGGATTAGAATACAATACTCCAAAAGATTCGGACATGGAAGCATTACAGGATCTTTTGAGATCTACCATCATGGTTCGTAGATTGAAAAAGGATGTTCTGAAAGATATTCCACCAAAAACAAGGAGTATTATTACGTTTGAATCTTCAGCAAAAGAAAAAGCAGAAGAACTTCAAATAAGAGATGAATTAAGAAAAGAAACCGAAGAGCTAGTTGCTTATATTGAATTAGCAAAATCAAATGATGATCTTTCTCAGTTTAATAAGTATACACAAGAATTAGAACAAAAACAAAGAATATTCTTTGAAACTATTTCTCAGCAAAGATCACTTTTGGGTATACAAAAATTGCCACATATTATAGAACATGCTGAAAAAGTATTAAAATCTGGAGAAAAAATTATCATATTTGCTCACCACAGAGAAGTGGTTCAGAGACTACAACAACATTTTGGAAAAAGATCGGTAATGTTAATTGGTGGAGCAGCGGCGGATGAAGTTACGGACATAGTAGATGAATTTCAAACTAATCCAGATGTCAAAGTATTTATTGGTTCTATATTAGCAAGTGCCACTGGATTAACCTTGACAGCAGCTACTACTGTTATATTCGGTGAATTTGATTGGCGACCAACCACGATTATTCAAGCAGAAGATAGGGCACATCGTATTGGGCAGACCAAAAACGTAGAAATACATTATTTGGCAGCAAAAGATTCAATCGATGAAATAATGATTAGAAGTTTCATTAATAAAGCTGGTGTTAATGACAAGATTTTAGACAAGAAAGAAACTGCTGGGGAAGATATAGTATTTGTAGATCATCCTGTTGATATTGCTGGTGAGTATGTTACAAAAAATGTAACACCAGAACAAATCAGAAAAGAAGCACAAGATCCTACAATAACCGATGAAGTTAAAGAAGCTTGCTTAAAACTCCTACAAATAATAGCTGGAATGGATGAAGATTTTGCACAAGAAAAGAATAATGTCGGATTCAATAAAATTGATGGTATTATCGGTCATAGTCTAGCGAATCAACATAAACTTTCTAATAAACAAGCAGTCATAGCAAGAAAACTTTGTAACAAATATAGGAGACAATTATCTGGTTCACCAGAACTTAAAGTAGTTCTTGATTCTTTAGCATCTTCCAAGACAGTTAAAAAGGAATCATTTAGTAGAAAATCTACATTTGATATATTGTGTGAAGGAATATATATCAATTCATTCCGTCTTAAATCCTAATGCAAAACAATGGATTCCATTTTGAAATTCATGATTTATTGACGCAATTTATTGCTGCGATGGATGATGTTCTTATTACTAGACATAATAAGAACAGAGAAGCCAAAGAACAAATACGAGTTAGATATGTTCATGCACCCAAAGAAAGGGTGATACATGATATAGTTAATAAAGCTCAGAATATCACAGTTCCTGTTATAGCCGTAAACATTACTTCAATAGCAAGGGATGAAACCAGAGTTTTCAATAAAATTGATGGTTTTTACCAGCCAGTAAAAAATAACGGTTACGGTAAACTTACTACCCATGTAAGAATGCCTGTCCCTGTAAATTTGACAGTTGCTGTTAATATATTAACAAATTATCAGAGTGACATGGATCAGATACTGTCGAATTTTATTCCTTATTCTAATCCATATATTATAATATGTTGGAAAATTCCAACAGCATTTGGAATAGAATCATTAAATGAAATTAGATCAGAAGTATTATGGGATGGAACTATTAGTACAGAATACCCAATTGATGTAACATCAGCAGATAAACCAAGATTCATAGCGACTACATCATTTACAATTAAAGGTTGGTTATTTCCTAGTGTTGATTCGGACTATGCGAAAAACATTTATTTTGTAGATTCTAACTTTAGAGTTTCTAGCAAATTATTATTCGATTCTTTTACTGATAGTTTATCGTCAGAAAATTATGTGTATGATTCTGCAAAGGGATTATTAAACGAAAATGAAACTGTGTCTATTTCTGGAGCACCATATTTAACTAATTTGTATTTAAATTCTTCTGGAAGAATGATAGAATTATCAGGAACCGAAGTCATAATACAACCGAAGGATTTTCCTTTATCTCTTACGATAATAGGGAAAAACTTACAATACACAAGTAATATATTACTCAGCAGTAAATCTTCGACTTTGTATACCAATTATTCGGGATTTGGATACACTTATTATCCAAATGTTAGTGGATTTATAATCCCAAAAATAAATTATACAATTTTAAGTAAGAACGCAATACATGTATCATTACCACATTTAACTCAGTCTTCAGAAATAAACTTAGCAGTATTAAACGAAGTTGGTTGGAAAGACACCAATTCAATTAATACAAAATTAATATTTCTTTCTGGACTTTAATAGATAAATATCAACATGCCGACAAATTTTGATGATGGAAAAATATCTACTTTCGGAAGAGATTTAATGTCATATATCTCTTCAAAGTTACCATATGGTAACTTTGAAGTATCGGATTTAACCAATAATTTAAATCCTAAGTACAAATATTTTGAAGATACAGGCTCAAAAAGAGCAGAAGTTTTATCTAGACATTCAATATCACAAAATTTTGATTATAACAATAATCCTATTGGAGACATAACTGCCGATAAGCGTTATAGTGAAGTCATGTATGCCAATATCCAAAAGGATAAATTGGCAAGGGTTCGTGATTATCGAATCATGGGAGCATTTTCCGAAGTTGCAAATGCTTTAGATGAAATATGTGATGAAATAATAAACATTGATTCTCATACAAATAGTTGTATGAATTTGAAATTTAAGAATTTAGCTTTATCTAATTTTCAATCAGAAGCATTACAAAAAGAATTTTTAAAATTTACTTCTCACTTTGATCTTGAACATAAAGGATGGTCTTATTTTAGACAATTATTGGTTGAAGGTGAAATTTATTGGGAACATATTATACACAAAGATTATCCAGATGAAGGCATATTAGGTGTTGTGCAGGTTCCGACAGAGTTAATTGATCCAGTATTTTCAAATGTACAAAATGTTTTAGTAAAAGGATATCTTTTCAGAAAACCGAAATTTGATCCAAATAATCCATTAAAACAAATTGGTGTAGATTTTGTTCCTATGGATAAAAATCAGATTACTTACATTAATTCTGATGTTTGGAATGAAAGCAAAACTATGCGCCTTCCATTTTTGGAAAATTGTCGTAGAGCATATCGTCAGTTGTCGATGATCGAAGATTCAATTGTTATATATCGTCTTGCCAGAGCACCAGAACGTCTAGTATTCAATGTGGATGTTGGTAATATGCCAGCACCAAAAGCAGAAGCATATCTTCGTAAATTAATTTCTTCGTATTGGTCATCTAAAACATACGATCCAGATAAGGGAGGAATCGTACAAAAGTTTAATCCACAATCTATTCTTGATAACTTTTGGTTTGCAAAACGTGCAGGTTCTGAAGGTACAACCGTAGATCAATTAGCAGGTGCTGCAAATCTTGGTGAATTAACTGATTTGATGTATTTCGTCAAGAAATTATATCAATCTTTAAAAGTTCCTACTACTCGTTTAGATCCACAAGATGCATTCCGTGATGGAGCAGATATGCTTCGAGAAGAATTAAAGTTTGCACGTTTCATTATTCGCCAACAACAATTGTTTGCTAATGGTATAAAATCCAGTTTCATAACTCATTTACAATTAAAAGGATTATGGAAAGAATTTGATTTAAATGAAGAATCAATTCAAATGGAATTTAATGTTCCAACGAATTTCTATGAACTTCGTGAAAGTCAAAAATTAGAATTAAAGGTTGCAAATTTTGGAAATCTAGCATCAAATGAATCGGTATCGCAAACTTTTGCACAAAAAAGATATTTGGGTTGGACTGATGTTGATATTAAAGCTAACAGAGAATTCTTAAGAAAAGATAAAGAACTAAAATGGGAATTGACCCAAATAGAAACTCTTGGACCTAAGTGGAAAGAAGCCTTGGCCGCTCAAGCTGAAGCTGGTGGAGCAGGAGCTGAAGCTGGTGGTCCTCCCCCTGAAGCTGGTGGTGGTGGAGGAGGTGGTGGAGGAGGAATGCCTCCTGCGTTTGCTGGTGGACCAGCAGCAGTAGGACCAGAAGCTGGTGGAACACCACCGCCTGAAGCTGGAGCAGGAACTCCACCTCCAGCACCAGAAGCAGCACCAGAATAAATTTAAATTTAATCGCCAGAATATCCGATATATTTCAATTCTAAAATATCTCCAGTTTTGAATTGATGTTTTGTGTTATTATATCTAATTACTTCATAAAAATTATTATTTTTAATTTGTTTTATTATAGAATCCGATATAATTTTTCGTAATTCTTTAGTACTATCTATAACAAATTTAGATTCTCCATTTACTATTAAATGCCATTGTTTTCTTTTGGGATGTATATAATCTGGTCCTATAGTCTCTTTAAATGATTTACCTTTAGTTGGATTGGTGTAACCTGCAATATTATATCTTATAGCAGATGATATACCTTTTTGTTTTTTGCTCATTCTTTTATATCCAGCCAATTCTGATTCAGTAAATTGTTTATTACTTAAACGATTTGTTCTATTTTTATAATGGGTTTCTCTATTTTCTGTTAGTCTCCATTTAAGACTTTTAAATCTTTTGTGGTTTAAAATTTCGGATTCAGTAAATCCTTTTTCTTTTCTTCTTTTTTCTCGATTTTCTAATGATTTTTTTCTTTGTTCTTTGGTAAGATGATTAAAATTATGACTAGCATCTTCAACTATAATATTTGCGAAATCTTTTGATTCGACAACATTATATAATTTTGAATAAAATAATCCATTTATGTTAGCATCTTCTAATGATGAATATTCTCCTAATATTTCGGTGGAAATATTTTTACCATGTTTTTTAATATGTAGTTTCCAATATTTACCAGAACCCGGATAAATATAACAAGATGCATTATCACCAAAATGATAACAAAGATATTTCAATTTAGTTATATTATGAGTTTTTATCATCAAAAAATGTTTCTTCATTAATATATTTATGAGCCAATGTCTAATAACACCGATATCTGCATTTCAAAGCACTAATTTAAATAGTAAAATTGATAGTTTCCAAAGACTGGCTGATCGTATAGTCAGATCTATCGGAGCACCATTGATTTCTGTAGAGATCCATCAGGATCAAATATTCGAAGCAATTTCGATGGCATGTGAAATGTTTTCGAAATATGCTGGTTATACCAAAGAATATTTGATTATAAATTCGGCTTTATATGAAAGAGGTGAGGTATACGATTAGATCATTTGTATACATTAGCAAAATCTGACATGTCTAGATCAGCAGTAACGCATAAAACTTTATCAGTAGATACTGCGCCATATTTACAGAATACTGATACATTTTATATTTCTTTATCATCTTTAAATAAAGCATTTTTTGCATTAAATTCAGAATTATCAGCAAAATATACAGATGGCTTGGAAAAGAATGTTATATTAAACTATTCTTTATATAATCAAATGGTAACAGCATTTGCTGCTGATCCAGTATTACATGTAATACCAATATCATCATATTTTGTTTCATCTTATAAGCAAGAATTAACAACAATGGGAGAAAAAACTGGTCAAGAAACTGTTATATACAATAATATGTTTGACTATGACATGATGGATTACAGA